CTCGTGCTGTGGGCGATCTTTACCGTCAATAACAATTTCGAGAAAAATCCGCGCGGCTTCGAGCCGTCCGACTTTATGCCAGGCGGCGCCGCGCGGCTCACGGACGACGAAGATCTGCGCCGGTTTATCGAAGAGGTCGAGCGCGGCGAGGTCGCGAAGCCGAGCGACGAAGAGCTCGAGGACTTTAAGCGCCACTTAAAAGAGACGTTCCGGATACAGGAGAAGCCGCGAGAATGATCTCGGTCCTCTACAGCTGTCATAAATGCGGCGCCGAGAAGGTCAAGGTCACGGTCCGCGAGCGCCGGGACGGCGAGGACGTCGTCGCTTTCGTCCGGGAAGTCGCGCGCGAGGTCGGAATTCATCACCGGCACAGAAACTGCAGCGGGGACAAGGCCGACCTGATGATTCCCGCGCCGGAAAAAGGTATCGGCTATGCCTGACGAACTCGTCCAGATGCACGTCACCGGCCTCGCCGAGCTTTCGCGCGCGATGCTCGCGATCCCGGCGACGCTCTCACGGCGGATCATGCGCGAAGCTCTGCACGCTTTCGGCGACGTCGTCGCCGTGGCTGCCGAAGCGACGGCGCCGGTCCGGACCGGCGCGCTGCGCGAGGACGTGATCGTAAAGGTCTATGTGTCCGGAGATCTGACGCGGAACTTCGTGCGGATCGGTCCAGGGTACGATCGCGCCGGTCTTCCAGTCCGCAAGCGCGGCCGCTTCGCTGGCCGATCCGACACAACCAGGTCGCCGGGAGTTTACGGAAAATTTCTAGAGCTCGGGACGCACAAGATGCCGCCGCATCCGTGGCTGCGGCCGGCCTGGGAGGCGTCGAAAGACGCGGCGCTCGAGACGTTCGTCGCTTACTGTCGCGCTGGGCTAGAGGCCGTACTTAGCGAGCTCACTGTCCGGATTTGAGGCGGTTTCTTCTTCCTTTGCCGGCGCGAGCGCAGTCGCCAGGTCCAACAGACACCAGAGTATTCCGGCCAGTAAAACGCTGATCAGCGCGGTCGCTGTGCCGACAGCTGCTGCAGGCAGATTGCTCCCGAGTGCAAGTACGGACACGACGAAAGCCACGACGGAAAGCACGACGACCAATCCAGCAACAAATCGAAGGAATTGACGCATAAGGTCACCTCGGTAGGGGAGAGCACAATCATAACATGAGTCTTAACCTGGGCTCGATCAACGTCGGGATGAATGTCGACCTCGCCGAGTTTCAGGCGGGGATGGCGAAGGCGACCGCGCTCGCGAACTCGAACGCCGCGCTGATGTCTGCGGGAATGCGGACCAGCAGCCGAGAAGCCGCAGAATCGGTCCGGCTGATCGACGAAGCGATCGGCGTGCATATTTCCCGGCCGCTCGCGCGCGTGATCGCTCAGTTGCCGGGATTCAGCGCCGCATTTAGCGCGCTCGGCGGAATCGCCGGCGTCGCCGGAATCGCAGCGCTGATCGGCGTCGGCTTTGAGAGGCTTGCTCCGCTGATCGAGAACGTCGCGAAGCACTACGGCCTAGTCAGCGCGTCGGCTGAGGAAACTGCGCGCGCGATCACGGACAGCGACAAACAAGTAATCGACGGTCTCAAACGCAAAGCGGAACTGCAGGATGCTTACAACAAGCTCGTGCTAGGTCTAACAGGCGGCGATTACGAAGCCGGCCACTTGAAGATCCTACGGGAAGAGAGCGCCGAGCTGCAAAAGCAGCTGCAGCTCAGCATCCAGCAGGCGACGACGTCGATAGTCGGGCAGACTTCTTGGCACGGAACCTTTCGTCAGTGGCAGGAACTGTTCAGCACTTTACCTGGGATGGGGAAGCTAGCGCCAGGGCTCGACACGGACAAGATCGACGAGGCTAAGAAGGCGCTCGAGCCGCTAAAGCAGGCGTTACAGCAGATACAGGACGCGATTAAGGTCGCGGGCTGGACAGAGTACCGCGACCAGGTCGACGCAGCGGCGGAGACTCAGAAAAAAGCGTCGGAGAACCTTGCTGCGTTCAACGAGCTGATGTTCAAGCAGAAAATGTACGCGGGCGAGCTGGTAAAGGAATACAACGATCTCGTCGCCGCGATCGGAAAACTACCAACGGCACGGCATCAAGCACCTTCAGCGCCAGGGGGCACGGTGGCACCGCCGAGCGTCTCGCCGACGAGTGCCGATCAAACGCAATTAGCGAAGATCCAGACCGACCAAACCGCAGCCTGGGAGGACGCGCAAAAGGTAATCGACTCGATCGAGCCGCCGATGGAGCGATACCTGACGACGCAACAGCGGCTAAAGACCATTCTCGCCGACGGCTACCTCACTCAGCAGCAATATAACGCCGCGATGGGACAAGCGGCGACTGCATACGCCGAAGCCAGCAATCACCTGACCGAGATGCAGAAGGCGCTCGAGAAAGCGCTCAAGCAAACCGACTCGGTCCGCGCCGGCTTCGCCGCTTTTTACCTGCAGCTGCAGATCGACGCGCAGCAGAAAGGAGCTTTCACTTTCCAGGAGCTCACGAAGGCGATGGAGGGCTTCGACGATAATATGGCGAAGATCCTCACCGGCCAAAAATCAAGCTGGCACAGCTTTTTCTTGAGTCTCGAGGAGGATCTCATAAAGTTCGCCGAGCATCAGGCCTGGTCGCTGCTGCTGCGCGAGCTCGCGAGCCTCGGCGGCGGCGGCGGCTTTTTCGGAAACTTGTTCGGCGCCTTCGGCGGCGGTCACGCGGCCGGCGGGGATCTGACACCGGGTTATACCTATATCGTCGGGGAGCAAGGTCCCGAACCGCTGACCGTGGATCCGTCCGGCCGGGGCTTTGTCAGTCCGAACTCGTCGCTGCTCAGCGCCGGCCGCGGGGGCGCCGGCGGCGATATCTATATCGACGCGCGCGGCGCAGATGCGTCGGTCGAGGCCAGAATGCTAAACGCGATGCGCGCGGCGCACGACTCGGCCGTCGCGCGCTCCGTCACTTACAGCAGTGAGCTCGCAAAGAGGACGCTCAGCTAAATGTCGATCGTTTATCCTCTGACGCCGCCGGCGTGGCCTGGTCCGCGGACTTTCAAAATGTACCGCTCGAACCTGGTCGCGGAAAATATCTCGCCTTTCACCGGGACCGCGGAAGAGCAGCAATGGCCGGGCGAGTGGTGGGAACTCGAGTTTTCGCTTCCTGTGATGACGCGCGCGCAGGCGGCGCCGTGGATCGCGTTTATCAATGCGCTGCGGGGCAAGCTCGGGACTTTCCTGATGGGAGATCCGAGCTGTCCCGCGCCGCAAGGATCGGCGCCAGGGAATCCCGTCGCCGGCGCGCCGAATGCTGCCGGCAGCATTGTCTTGAACTCGAGCGGCTGGACGCCGAGTCAGAGCGGGATTTTACTTCCTGGCGATTATGTGCAGGTCCAGGCCGCCGGCGCGCCGCAGCGGCTTTATCAAAACCTGACGCTCGCCGGCAGCGGACCAGGCGGAAATTCTGCGCTCGATATTTACCCCGCGCTGCGCGAGAGCTTGGTCGCCGGAACGCCGATCGTCCTGATCCGGCCGGCCGGGACGTTCCGGCTCACGACGAACCGCGACGGATTCAGCGTCGACTACACAAACCTTTTTACGATCGACCTGAAAGCACGCGAGGCGCTCTGATGCCGCGCTTCCTCACGGTCGACTTTAACAATGCGATCGAGCAGGCCGTCAAAGTCGTCGCGATCTTCGTCACGATAGAATTCGCGAATGAGACGCTTTACATCTGGTCAGGCGCGACCAGCTTTACACCTGGCCGGCCGCATGGCGACGGCTCAGCCTTTCCTTACGGGCAAACTTTTACCGGCGTCGGATGGCTAGGCTCGATCTCGGCGATCCCGGAAACGGTGGACGTCGTCGCGCAGAATGTGACCTTGACGCTCAGCGGGATCCCGCCGGAACTCGTGAGCGATACGATCAATGCGGTTCGGCAGTATTCCGAAGCCACAGTCTGGTTCGGTCTCTTCGACACGAACGGGAATCTGATCGCGGATCCGGTCCAGATGTTTCAGGGACACCTTGACGTGCCAACGATCATGGACGGCGCCGCCGATGCGACAATCTCGATCACGGCTGAGAATCCGCTGATCTCGCTCAACCTGGCGCAAGAGCGCCGCTTTACCGACTGCGATCAGCAACTAGACTATCCCGGCGACCTGGGAATGAGTTTCGTCGTCGGTCTGCAGTTCGCTTACATACAATGGCCGAATCCGCTCTAAAACGACGCGCAGAATGGGAGCTCGAGCTCTACGGCGTCATGCGCCAGGCGAACGATGGGAAGGCCTTCGACTTCGGCCGCTTCGATTGCTTTACCTTCGCAGCCGACTGCGTTCTCGCCATAACCGGCACGGACGCCGGCGCCGCCTTCCGCGGCAAGTACTCGACGCGCGAGGAAGCAGATCAGCTCGGCGCGATCGAGCAGCTGGTCGAGCAGCTCGCTGCTGAATTCGGGATGGAAGAGATCCAGCCGACGACGCTCGCGTCCCGCGGCGATCTGGTCCTGATCGAGAATCCGGATCGGGCCGAGAAGCCGGCGCTCGCGATCGTCGGGCTCGAGGGCCGCTTCGCGTACTGTCCCGGCGAAAAAGGTCTGACGCGCGTCGCGATGAAACGCTGGCGCCGGGCCTGGAAGGTCGGAAGGTAATGTCGAAGACTATCCTCGCGATCGGCGAGATCGTCGGCGGCCTGGCGCTCGCGCTCGCGTCCGGTCCGATCGGGATCGGGATCTTCGTCAGTGCAACGCTCTGCAACACGATGATCGCCGTCGGCCTGACGACTTCGCTCGCCGGATTCATCGGCCTATTTAATGACATAACGCCGACCGCGGTCGCCGGCGGTCAGACGCTGCAGACCTCGATCAGTCCCTGGCGCTTCATTTACGGCACGCTCGGCGTCTCGGGGATCCTGACCTTCGAGGAGTTTCCACAAGGCGGCGGGACCTTTCAGAATCCGGACACGGGTCATCAGTATCTGCATCAGGTCATCACGATCGCGGCGCATCAGATTACGTCTTTTAACACGGTCCTGATCGACGACGCGACTTATACCTTCGGCGGCTCCGCGTCGCAGACGCTGCAGGAGACCAACGGCTATTGGGTCCCGCACGCCGGCAGTCCATACGCCGGCTATTTATTTTTCGAGTTCGATCTCGGCAATCCGGCGAACACGGCGCAGCCTTTCCCGCAGCTGGCGGCGAATAGTCACCAGTGGGATCAGCCAGGTCAAGGGACCTGCCTGCAGCGCGGCCGCGCGAAAGTTCATGTCTGGTACAGGTATAACGCGCCGCTCGCCGAGAATCCCGGCGGCGCCTTCGTCCCTTTCAGCGGCGGACGTCTGCCGAAGCTGGTCTTTATCGTGACCGGGAAGCCGATCCTCGACACACGCACGAACACGCCGGCGACCGGCCAGGCGCTGAGTAATAGCGCGCTGTGCGTCTACGACTTTCTGACGACGCCGGCGGCGGCCGGCGGGATGGGAGCGGATCCCTCGACGATCGATCTCGACGCGCTCAATGCTGCGGCGAACATCTGCGACGAGCAGGTCACGCTGCAATATGTGAATCAGACCGAGCCGCGTTACTCGACTAACGGGATGTGGGAAAGCACGTCGACGCGCGGCCAGGTCCTCAAGGCGCTTTGCGACGCGATGGCCGGCTATGTCGTCGCGCCTGGCGATCTCTGGCGCGTGTATGCCGGCGCCTTCGCCGGCGCGAGCATTCTGCTGACCGACGACGATCTGCGAGACAAGATCAAGGGAGATTTCCGGCTTTCCGCGCGCGACGTGTGCAACGGCGTCCGCGGGAAGTTTCTGCCGGCGTTTATTCCGGTCGTCATCCCGAACTCGCCGCCGGCGCTCTATCAGCTGACCGACTTCCCGCCTTTCCAGAGCGCGACTTACCTCGCCGAAGATGGCGGACAAGTCATCTGGAAGGACGTCACGCTCAGCTTTTGTACCTCGCTGTGGCTCGCGCAGCGGCTCGCTAAAATTATTCTGATGCGGCTGCGCTTTCAGCAGACCATAACGCTGCCGTGCAAGCTGGTAGCTCTGCGGCTGCAGGCCGGCGATACTGTGCAGTTTTCGCATCCGAGATGGTTCGGCGCCGGCCTCGGGACCTTCCTCGTTACCGGCCTGACGCTGGTCCAGGCGATCGAGAACGGGGTCCCGACGCTCGGCGTCGACCTGGTCCTGCGTCAGACGGATCCGAGCGTCTACTCTTTCACTTATCCGAACGGCAGCAACGGCTACGGCGATTACTCGCCTTACGGCGCGACGGGGATCGAATGACCACTCGGCAGATTTTAAGAGAATGGCTAGATAGCTTTGCGCCTTATGTCACTGCGCTGATCGCGGTCGGCTCGCTGCTGTGGCACAAGGTCCACAAAGTACAGGTTTCCATCAATCACCGCTTTGATCAATTCCTGAAGCTCGCGAATGAGTCTGGCTTCGCGGCCGGAGTGAAACACGAGCAGGACGAGCAAAATTAAAAAAAAGAAAAAAATGGCTGACTTCCGCAAGGCCTGCGACTACGTTCTACGACACGAAGACTCGACACTTTCCGGCGTGATCGTTCCGGATCCAACCGAGAAGGATCCGACCGCGGTCGCGCGCTTCGGCGTCAATTCCGCGGCGCATCCCGAGCTCGTCGCGCTCAAGTTTTTCGACAAGAAGGACGGAACGCCGTCGATGGATGCGACCTCGGCGCTGGCGCTCGCCGAGGACTGTTTCAAATACGACTATTTCATGTATCTCGGCGGCTACGCGATCGACGACCAGGACGTCGCGAACAAGTTCTCCGATCTGGCCTTCGAGGCCGGGGTCAAGGAAGCGAGCGAGATCGTCCAGCGCGCCGTCAATTCAGTGACCGGAAACCCGGCCCCGATCGGTCTGACGATTGATGGGATCCCTGGCGCGCGCACGATCGCCGCGATGAATGCCTGCGAGCCCGAGCGCCTACTTCCCGCGATCAAAGAGCAGGGGAAGATCTTTTTCGAGGGTCTAGTCGCGAGCGGCCGTCGGCCGGCGAAGGATCTCGATCCCTGGATCAAACGACTCGAGCTCTAATGCGTTACTTCCGCGCAGACTACGAATTCCACACGCGGCCGCGATATCACAAAGGTCGGCTGAGGACTGACACTTTCACGTTTGCGATCGCGGACAGTCAGACCGACCTCGAGGCGCTGCGAATCGCAAACGAGGAAGGTCGGCGGCGATATCCGCGGCACAGATGGAAGATCACGCGCTGCGAAGAGCTGACGCCGACGTCTGCGACACTAGGCTCGGTCGAAGAGCCGCGAGCTGCAGCGCGGCCGGCGATCGAGGTCCCGGCCGGCGAAGTTTTCAAAGGGGGAAGCCTATGAGTGCGATTACTGCAGGGATCAGCCGCGGCGACGTTTACGGTCTGGTCATTCTGGCCTGGATCTCGACCTTCGGCCTCACGATGTTTCTAGCCGCAAGGAAACAACTGCCGACGCTCGCGGCGATTCAGGACTTCTCTTCGATCTTTAACACAAAGGGCGGGATCATTATGCTGCTGACCTCGCTCTGGATCCTGACGCTCACGCTGCAGGTCGGTCTCGGCGTATGGGTCATTATCCGCGGCGTGGATCCACAGCACACCGTCGTAACGGTCCTCTTCGCGATGCTGAGCGGCCAGGCCTTCGGCAACGTCAATGGCGCCTTATTCAAAAGGATGACCGGCGAAGAGCCGAGTCGATCGTCGTCAACCTACACCGGACCGGCGCCGCCGCCGGTCCCTCAGCCGGCGCCGCCGAAGGCAACGGCCGCGCCTTAAAGGAGAAAAAGCCTATGGGATTCGGATGGAAAAGTCTCGAGCACTTTTTTACCGCAAGCGCGCAGGATATCGTCAAGGCCGCGCGCACGATCACAAACGTCGCTTCCAAGATCGAGGATCCGAAAGTCCAGGCGACGATCGAAGGCGCGACCGCGCTCTTTTATCCGCCGGCGAAGCCGCTCGAAGATGCAGCCTTCGCGTTACTCGGGAAAGTTGCGGCGACAGCGAAGGGCGCCGGCTCAGCGGCAGCGCAGAACGGCCTCAGCTTGACGCTAGACGCCGCCTTCGTGGCTGACGTCCAGGGTCTGATTCCGCAGATCGAAGCCTTCGCGGCCGGCCAGGGACAGAAGCCGCCGGCAAAATGAAGCGCTTCGTCCTCAGCTGCATTGCGCTTTTCGTCCTGGTCCTGACGCTCTCGGTCGTGATCCTCGTGCAGCAACTGCATCAGGACCTCGTCAATCTGGACAAGCTGACCGTGCAGACGACTGCGGATCTGCACGGCGCAGCACAGAATGCGAACGCCGTCTTGCTGCAGCTCGGGATCACGGCCGACGAGGTCCGGCGCGCAGCGACCGAAGAGCGCGCGCACTGGCTTCGCACGAGTCACGAGACCGCGCTCACGATGCGCGCGGCGCGTCAGCTGATCGACCGGACCGATCGCAAACTCAACGACGGTCTACTTCCGGACCTGCAGCTGCAGCAGGACCAGGTCGCGGCCGCGGCGACGACTGCGCTCGACAGTCTCGGACACTCGGCAGATCTGCTCGCAGCGCAGCTCAGCGATCCGCACCTGACCGCGATCGCCGGCAATCTGGACCAGGCGAGTGCCGGCCTGGAGCTGACGAGCGATCACCTGGCACACACGACGGCCGATATCGAAGTCGAGGTCCACAAGCTCACGCGTCCGGCGAGCTTCGCGAAACGGTTCGGCGGTGCCGTGCTCGAATTCGGCGCCAAGATCGGGTCGGTCCTGGCCGGCTTCCTCAAGCTCTAATCGCCTTTCCCAAAACCACGGCCGCGGATCCTGCCCGATCCCGGCCTTCCCGCCTCTTTTTCTCGCTGTGAAAATCAGCGCCTCTCTTTCCACTTGACAATGTAGACGTGTGCTGCGAATATCGGCGCAATGAAACAAAAGAACGTCAGACAGAAAAAGATCGGAGTTGCCACTCTCCGGCTCCCAGCGCAGCTTAAGGATCAAGTCGAAGCACTGGCGGGAAAAGAACGCCGCAGCCTCTCAGCGATGCTAATGATCCTGGTCGAAGAGGCGCTCGATCGGCGTAGGCCGCTGACGGCAATAAATTACTTGGCTCCACCACTCCGGTAAGCGGATGATGGGATCAGTAGTTCATTGCCGATGAAAACTCAAAAGGAGATTCATCGTGCCATTGCCCTACGTCTTACCCTGCTGGGTTCCCGCCCGCAGGCTGAAGGACTCCGAAATGATTGAGTTGGACGTTTAC